TTGCCATGTTCAGCTCCAAGAGCTTTTCAACGTCAAGGATTTCGCCGGTCTCGGCATCTACACATTCCGCAAGCGCGGAATCAATCTGATACAAGTTCATTGCTTTCCTCCTCAAAAAATTCTTCCCCGCAGTACGGGCAGACCGCCCGCTCGGCGTAATACCAGCCGTTTTCCCCATCGAGGTTTTCACGCTCCATGTAGGTGTCTGGCTCCGTAAAGATCGCGTGACAACTCTCGCATTGATACATCATAGCCGACCCGCCTTTTTCAAAAATTTCCGCTCGCCCTTCGTGCGTACCAAGATCGCCATCGCGCGGGAGTATTCGCCGCGGTAGTGACGCTCGATCTCGTCCGCGTTGCGGGCGAGGAAGTAGCCCTTGCCCTCGCAGGCGTTGACGATAAAGGGGCCGTCCTCCGTTTCCTCGCGCCGCGCCTCCTCGATGAGCTTGCGCACGGTCCGGTCCGGCAGGCCAAGCAGGGCGCACAGGGCGCCGCGCGTCATAGCATTGTCCTCGCCCTCTCCGAGAGCAGACAGCAAACGCAAAGCATCGTATGTCATGGTAACACCTCGGTAAATTCGCCGTTGAAAAGCTTGTACCATGTATCGGCCTTTATTTTTTCGCCATCAACAAACTCGGTTTTTACAAATTGGGGAACCATTCGACCTTTCTCATCCGAATATTCCCATTCGGCGAGCGTTATCCAACTGCCGAGCTTCGCCTTAACGATCGATCCGTCACCTGCGCAACAAATGACCGAGTCTTCTCCCGAGCTGTCGATCTGGGCGGAGTCGCCGCTGCTGCCGATCTGGGCGGAGTTGCCGCTGCTGCCGATCTGGGCGTAGTTGCCGCTGCTGCCGATCTTGGCGGAGTCGCTTTCAATAATTAAACTTGGCGCGTTTACAATTGTTTCTTTTTTGATATAATCGATGCAGGCATTAACAAATCCCACCAAGCCGAGCTTTAAGCCAATATGAAGCTTTTTCGTGGCGAATTTCCCGTCATCACCCGATACGGGCTCTTCCAAAGATTTAACTGTTGCAAAGTCGCTGACTTTTCCGCTATCATTTACAAGCGGGTAAAAATTAAGCACATCAAAAGGATTAACGCAATAATGCATCATTCCTTTTTCGCAAATCTTTCCGCCCTCTTCTTCATAGTCTGTGTTTTCCTGATACTGTTTCCCTTTGCAGATCATGCCGGGTTCAAAGGCTTTGTAGCCGTTCAAATTATCCATTGTTTTCCTCCATATAAACATAAGCGGTTTGCACGCCAAACTCCCGCGCGGCCTGATGGTCGTCAAAGAACACGTCGATGCGGTTCTCCTTGATCGCGCCGCCGCAATCCTCGGCGGTGTATGTATGGCTCGTGCCGTCGGCAAAGTAGATCGTGACAGAGGAGCCGTAAGGGATCACGCGAGGGTCAACCGCGATCGTTCGCCCCTCGGCGGCGGTCGTGCCGGTCGAGGTGATGCCGTCCGTCTTGCCGCAGCACTTCATGCACGGACAATAGGCGGTCAGCTTAAATTTGCCGAGCGGTTCGCCGATGGAAAGTTCCGCGCTCCCATCTGCGGGCTTGTCCTCGCCAGGGAGTTTGTCCTCGACGACCGGCGGCTCGCCCTTGTACGGCTGCCCGGTGGTTTTGACCGTCAGCACCGCAAAGAGGATCAGCAGCACCGCGAGGAACAGGCAGACGGCGGCGATGCGCGCCGAAGCGTCGGCCTTGCGCTGCTCGCGGGTGCGCTTTTGATTTCTCATACCGCACCTCCCCATTGTTCTGCCATCGCCCGTGCAATGCCGGGAAATGTCTTGCTTCTTACTTTTGCTTTTCGGCTATATGTATCTTCCCATGTGCGGTTTTTGCCACTCGGTAGTTTTCCAAACAGTTTCCCGTTGTCAGGTTTCGCCAGCCCGTTTGTCCGAAGCGGAGGCAGATTCACCAACCATAAGCATGTTGCCTTTGTTACATAGTTTTCTACATCGTTTTCGCTCTCTGCAAACATATACGGGTGAATCGTCTGGTCTGCGCTTCGGAACGCCGTATTCATAAAACCTACCGGATTCTCCACGGCAATCCTTTCAGCATTTGCCAACAGAAATTTCATAAAAAACACTGCCGATAGTCCCCTGTTCTTCCAACGCTCAACAACGTACCCTGGTGAACGATACTTCAGTGAAAAATGGATTCTGGCAACATTGCTGAGATAGGTGCATGGCGGATGCGCGATCAGCAAGTCCCACTTGCCGACATCATGCGTCTGCCCGTCCATTGTCGTGACAAAACCTCCCTCAATAGCCTTTAAAGCATCGCCTAAAATATGCCATTCGGGATGCCCGCCGGACGGCGCTTGAATGTCGCAGGAATACGCCTCATGTCCCAAAGCACGGAACGCCTTGCAGACCTCTTGGCTTTCCTCACAGGCTACCAACACTCTCATCGCTTTGCCCTCGGCGTATCCAGCCAAACAATCAGACGCACGAGCTGATAAGAGATGGTCGTGACGCCGACAAAAATCAAAAAGGTGTTCATTCCTTTTCTCCCTTCTTCTTGCTCGGCACAAGGCCGACAAACTCAAGGCCGCGACCGCGTGCGTAAATCTCGCCCATGATCGTCCCCAGCTTTACAGGGTCAGGGGGCGTGACCCAAATGATCTTGTACTCTGGCTTTTTTCTCATTGCCTTTTCCTTTCCCCTGTGTTACAATGAACACAGGACACAATATCTGTGCTGAGATTTGTTCCTTCGCCCTGTTCGGTCTGGTACACCGAGCGGGGCATTTTTTACTGCCCGTCGCTGGATTTTAGAAGCGCATCCACGGTCACGCCGTAGTGCTTTGCCAGCTTCTTGACTTGGCGCGGGTGAGGGCGGCACACGCTCTCTTTCCAGTTTTTGATCGACGTCTGCGATACGTCGATTTCTTTTGCAAGACGGTAATTCGTCTCGCCGCGCTCGGCTTGCAGCCGAGCAAGGTTTTCAGGAAAACTCAATTTAGCCTCTCCTTTCATTGCTGTTGTGCACCTCCTCCGCTCTGTGTTAAAATGGAGTACAGAAAGGAGGTGATCTCATGGATCCTATTAAGCGTTACGCGCTTGACATCGCAAAAGAAATCGTTGTCGCCAAAATGTCAAACTCTACCATTCACCCCAACAAAGAAAACGGAGTGCAAGTCGCTGATTTCTTCGAAGAAATCTATAAGCGCGTCTTAGCTTTATCCAAGTCGGAAAACTAACCACGTTCCAGATTCACCACCACCTGCGCGGCTGCTGCAAGGGCCTGCATCCCTTCGGCGGTCGCGCAGCCGTGTTCAGCCCACTTCTCAATAGCATTGAGCAACGTGTCCTCAAGGCGCTTTTCAGTCTCGGTCAATTTTTTCACCTCCAAAATTAGAGTATTCTATTGACAAATTGGAGTATTGGTGCTACTCTAAGTTTGCGACAACTATATTTTTCGCGCCAGCCCAATTTGTCGGGGTGGTCAGGTCTCTTATTGCCTATCCACGAAAAAGATTATACTTTAAGTTGAAGCATAAGTCAATATAGGTTGAAGTATTATTGTGACGAAGTTGAAGGGATATTTTTATGAGCTTTGCACAAAACTTGAAGTATATAAAAGAAAAAGAGAATCTAACTAACTACCGACTTGCAAAACTTTTCGGTTGCAGTCAATCGTCTCTTATTAACTGGCTTGATAACGGTGTTGTTCCGCACCCAAAAACCCGCCAGAAGATCGCCGACCATTTCGGCATCACCCTTGCCGAGCTGGACGGTGACGAGCTTCCCGTCCTGCCAGAAAAAGGCGCAAAAAAAGCCCCCGATCCGAAGATCGAGGGCGTAAGTCCTACCGTTCAAGAGCTGTTTGATTTTATCGACACGGCGACCAACGCCGAGCTGAACGAGCTGTTGCGCTATGCGCAATTTTTGATGAGTAAGCGATGAATGATTGGTTGAAGGACGGGTTTGAGACCTGCCATATCAGCGAGGAAGAATCCGCAGCCGGACAGCTCAAAAAATTAGAAGAAAAGCGCATCGATGAGCTTCGCCAATATGTTGCCTACCAACAGGCCGAGAATGACCGGAAGGAGAGACAGGCGGTCATTGATCGCCAAAAGCAGAGAAAGCACGACTTTGTCGTTGCCGGATTCTCCAGTGTCACAAGCGCTTTGCTTACCTTGTTTGTTGAGCATTTTCATAAAGTTCTCTCCTTTGTTCTTTCGATTTTTTCCTGATCTCGCGCGCAGCAAGTAACAATGCGTTTTGCTGCGCATCGCTCATCGTGAGAATTTTTTCTTTCAGCTTTTCTCTGATCATTGTATCACATTTCGCGTAATTACACAACATCTTGCGTCCCTCCGTTTGGCTCTAAGGCTATTTTTTGCTCCTCCTCCGCGAGGATGCGCTCAATCAGCGCGAGCATTTCGTCTTTCTGCTTCGGCGTTAGGAGCAGATAAAGCGCCGCCGCCGCTTGCACCTGTGCGTCCATGCTTCGACCTCCTTTTCGGTATTCATACCTATTCCCACAACAGGCGTTTGCTGCACGACACTGTGCAACAATTAAGAAATATTGTGGAGCGGCGCGCAGTCGCAGGATCACTTTTTATTTTACTATATGTCGATTATTGCACTTTGTGCAGTCGAAAATATAATAACAGAGGGGAGAAAGTTTATCATGATGTGTCCAAATTGCGGGAGCGAAAATGTAACGATTGAAATCCAGCAGGCTACGACCTACACGAAAAAACACGGAAACGGAATTGGCGGGCATCTGAACAATGCCGCCCGCGGCTTGACTGCGTTTTGCACTCTCGGCATGTCTAATCTTGTTTGGAAAAAGAGCAAGGGGAACGAAAAGACTGTCGTTAAAAACGAAAAGGTTTGCCTCTGCCAAAACTGCGGTTATTCCTGGACTATTAAGTAACTAAAGGCCCCGCCGCCCTCTGCAACAAACGGCGGGGCCTTTTTGCAGCCGGCGGGGAACGACCGCCGCTGCTTGTCTTTACCGTAGCCCACTTTGGCTTGGTAATTCAATGCCGAAGCCTTGCAATAAGGCAGCGCTCGACATGGTTCGACAAGCCCTTATCTTGCGACTTTGCGGCGCGAAAATCGGAAAAAATTAAGGTGACATAAATGAATATTCAAGAAGTGTGTAGAATCCGTAAAGAAGAATTGAGGCTGACCTATCAAGACATTTCAGACGATTCCGGCGTTCCGCTGTCCACCGTGCAGAACTTCTTTTCCAAGTTTTCTAAATCTCCGTCGATCTACACCGTCGCGCCGATCTGCAAAGCGCTTGGAATATCGCTTGATGAAGCGTTCGGAATTTCCGAACACTTGACACCGACCGAGGAAACTTTGCAAGCGCGGAATGATGAGCTGGAACGCCATGTGGACGCAAAGGCCGATACCATTGAGATCATGCGGCGTGGAGTGCGTATCCGAAACGGCGTAATTGCTATAATGTTTGTCATCATTGCTATGCTTGCTGTGTGGTGCGTGTACATCGATTTCCATTGCATAGATTACGGATTTTGGAGGGGGATTTGATGAGAGCGGCATTGTATATCCGCGTCTCGAGCGAGGAGCAGGCGCGGCATGGGCTGTCCCTGCAAGAGCAGCGAGACACGCTGACAAGGTATGCCAAAGCGAATAAAATGACCGTGGTGGGCATATACGAGGACGCGGGCATATCCGCTCGAAAACCGTACAAAAAGCGCCCCGCGCTCCTGCGGCTGCTGGACGATTGCAAAGCGGGGAAGGTAGACACGATTTTGTTCATCAAGCTCGATCGCTGGTTCCGGAACGTCGCGGGATACTACGACGTGCAGACGCAGCTGGACAAATACGGCGTGACATGGCAGGCGACGGAAGAGGACTACGAGACGCGCACCGCGTCCGGGCGATTGAAGGTTAATATCATGCTTTCCGTCGCGCAGGACGAGGCCGACCGCACAAGCGAGCGGATCAAATTTATCAACGACGGAAAACGGGCAAAGGGCCAACCCGCAGGATCGAAAGCCCCTTTAGGGTATATCGTCAAGGACAGGCAATACCAGATTGATAACGGCACGGTAGATGCCGCACGAGATATGTTTGCGGCGTATATCAGACTGCAAAGCGTGCTGGGCGTAAAACGGTATATGCTCGAGACGTGGAAGATTGACAGGGCGTATACCAAGTATATAAACTATTTCCGGAACCGGCTTTATATCGGCGAGGTGTATGGCATCGAGAACGCTTGCCCTGCCCTGATAAGCAAGCAGGATTTTGACATTGTAAATGATATTCTCCGCCAGCGGTCGCAGCGCTGCGCGGGAGTTGAGACAGATCGCGTTTATCTGTTCTCCGGCTTGCTGCATTGCAAAGAGTGTGGGAAAACGATGCAGTCGGAAACGGCAAAGCAAATCTATACCTACTACCGTTGCAGGACGCGAATGCTTGACAACTCCGCGTGCCGGCACAAAAAGAGGATCCGCGAAGACGCGTTGGAAAATTACTTATTGCATGAGCTTGAGGGGATTGCCGAGCGAAACAATCGCTATTACAAAAAGGCAGAAAAAAAGCCCACGCAAAGCGCGGACGCGATACGCAAGAAAATGAGCAAGCTGAAAACGCTTTATCTGAATGATTTGATCGAGTTGGACGAATACAAGCGGGAGTATGCGAGCTTGAAAAAAGCACTTGAAGCGGTAGAGGAAAAGCCGAAGACAAACCTTGATGCGCTCCGAAATGGACTTGCTGAATATGACACTTACTCCCGGGAAGAGAAAAAAGAATTCTGGACGCGCTTTATCCGGAGAATTGACGCAGATGACGACGGCGCGTTTTTTGTAACGCCACGTTAGGCATATTTGCCCTTGGTTTTCCAAAAGGTAAATTATGCCCAAAAGAACCCCCCGCCTTACGACGGGGGTGTTCTCATTTTTCGAGCTTCCGCATGACGCTGTTGTACACGCGCTCGTTGACGATTTTAAGGCTGTCCATCAGCTCGTCCATGACCTCCCACGCTCTTGCCGGAGCCATGTCGGAGACGGCCTGCAAAAAATCGCTGTCGCCGTAGCTGCCTACCGTTTCAGACGCATAGGTCTTGACCGGCGCCGAAGCTGCCGAATACAACATCGGTCTTTCCGGTTCTTTGGGTTCTTTGGGCGCGTTTTGATTTTGGATGATGTACAGCGCCGCCAGCTTTTGATAATTGGGCCAGCTCGATTCTTCCGTCTCAAGCCGCGATATCCACAGATTGACCTCGTTTTCGTCGATCAAGGGGACGCACCCCCTTTATTCCTCCATCAGGCTTGCGGCACGCCGCAGCGCTTCCTTTACGCGGTCGTCGTCCGTCTCGCGCATCATGTCATTGATCTGCTCGCGCAGGTGCTCCATGCTGTCGGCGCGGCTGTAGTGCCCGCGGACGTAATGCGTGCCGCGGCGAGCATAGGAGCTGCCCCTGCCGTAAGTGCCGCGCATATCGGCCTGCCAGTCGCCGCCACGAGAATAATCACCGTCGCGGGAATAACCGTCGTCCTCCATCATCTCGATCTTGTCGAGGTTCTTAATGGTGCTCGCCAGCTTATGCACGATGTCGAGGTCGCCAGCGCCCAGCTCGCCCTTGCGGCTGATCTCGTCCAGCTCTTTGCAGAGCATATCGCGCAGATCATACATTGCTTTCTTGCTCATGTTCATTCTCCTTTCACGCGATTCTCTCAACCGTCAGATTCGAGTTCGCGAAGTTGACGGCCTGAGTGCTGGTGTTTTCCATTGCGACCGTCAGGCAGCAGCCTTTCGGGACGCAGACCTGTGCGGAAACATAAATGTTAAAGTAGTTCTCTACCGCCGCAGGCGTGACAGTCGCCGTTGCGCTGGTCAGCGGCTCTCCGTTGATGGCAAGCGCCGCCGTGATGGCCTCAACCGTGCCTCCGGTGGGAATAGCGATGTTTCCGCCAAAGGAGACCCTAAACAGGGCGCGGTTTTGATTGGTGAGGCCGCGCAGCGTAACAATGCCAGCGCCCTGGCGATGCACGATGCAAGGCTTGCTGTTGACCGCAGTTTCCGTCAGCGGGACGTTTTGCCCAGCAGCAACAGAAACAATAGCGGAATTACTATATTCAGCCATTTTTCTTCTCCTCCTTTTTCCAAGTAGTTGCCGCAAAAGGGGGAATGAAGCCGGATGCAAGTACATCTGTATAGCTTGGCTTGAAAAGAGCGTCCGCCTTATGCAGCAGATCGGCATAGTTTGTGAGTTCGTACATGCTCATTTTGGACTTATCCATAGCAGCAAGATGGTCTACAAATTCTTGTTTCAGCTCGTCAATTGTTTTCATGAGTTCAGTCCTTTCTAAAAATACAGCGGCGGAGCGATTGCCCCGCCGCGTTGTTGTCAGTATCGGCACGGGGCCGACCATTTTGTTGACGTCAACAAAATCGTCAACAAAAAGCTATGCTATGCAGTTGTCAGCAGCCGCAGCCCTGATTGCAGCCGCAGCCGCAACCCCCGTACTGATAGGGTGCAGGAACCTCAAAAGAAGGAACGGGGCGCGGGTTGTAATACGCGAACTGTGCGCTAACATAGTTGCGCATATCAAGCGTCTGAGCAGCCTGAGAGGCCGCGAGGTCAGCAGCAAAAAGACGCTGATTCTGTTCAGCAATCTTCGCGTCCTTCGCAGCGATCTCCTGCGCGGTTAGACGCTGGTCGATGCCGCGGAACCCGCTGTTCATCGCGTCGATGATGTCGCGGGTCGCGTTCTGCACGGTGTTGCGCGTGTCGCACGCCTGCGTTGCCATGTCATAGCGCACCTGCGCGATAGCCGCGCGATTCTCGCAGCAGCAATTTGCGGCCTGCATCTGCATGGCGTTGAGCTGCTGCATCAGCGCCGCCTGCTGGTTGCTGCGGGAAAGCTCGGCCTGTGCAAAGCCGTTCGCCATCGCCATGTTGGTGCCGTTGACAAGCTGCGCCTGCTGGTAAAACCCGTCACAAAGACCCTGATTTACACTCTCGATCTTGCGCTCGACATTGGCAAAATCAGAGGTCAGCACATAGCCGTCGACCACGCCGCCGGAATTGCCGGCGTTGTTTCCCCAGCCGTTGCCGCCCCAGCCAAAGACAGCAAAAATGAGGAAGAGAATAATGAGCCATGCGCCGTCACCTCCCCAGCCGAAGCCGCCGCTATTGCCGCCGTTTGCGGGAGCGACAGGCATCGTCATCATGGGAGTACCATCGGAAAGAGACATATAAATCTCTCCTTTCTGAAAATTATTTTATTATACAAATCTGCGCAGATATTGTATTTTGCAAATAGTTGTGATACAATTGAAATAAACAGATCCACCATGTGAAGGAGGGGCGTTTGTATGTGGCTACCTATATATGGATATGAGGGGATTTATGAAATAAGCGATTTTGGAGAAGTAAAAAGTCTAAACTACAACCATACCGGAAAAGAAAAGATTTTAGCAAAGAAGCGCCATCGATCAGGATATGACACCGTTATGCTCTGCAAAAACGCAGAAAAGAAAAATAAGTCTATACATATTCTTGTCGCACAAGCGTTTGTAGATAACCCGCAACGAAAACCGCAAGTAAACCACAAAGATGGAAACAAGCGCAACAATTGTGCAGAAAATCTTGAATGGGTTACTGCGTCGGAAAACATTAAGCACAGTTTTGATGTTCTCGGGAAGCAGCCAATTAACAAGGGTAGACTTGGGAAATCCCATTATGCTGCAAAACCAATATATCAATATTCCTTGGATGGAACTCTCGTTAAGGCATGGGATTGCGTTTCGGACGCTGCACGCGAAATTGGTTGTAAGCCTTGCCAAATCCTAAATAATGTAAAAGGCAGGAATAGAACTTGTCATGGCTATATGTGGAGGTACGAAAAGTACAACAGCATAGGCACCGAGCCGGTAACCAGTCGGAAAACGCACAAAAAAACAGGCTTATAGCAATTGACTACCCCAAAAGCTGCTTGAACTGCTTTGCCATCTGTTGTAGCTGGTTGAGCTGCTGCTGGTTCAGCCTACCGCTCTGCAAAAGCTTTTCGACTTCGGCTTTGGGGTCACCATGAAAATTTGCCTTGAATTGCTGGAACTGCTGCATCATCTGCATGAAGCCGTTCCCTCCGCCAAGCGCACCGAAAAACGGATTAGTCATCGTCCTCGTCCTCCTTGCGCTTCTTCTTGCCCTTTAATTCGCCCACAAGCGCCGCCAGCGCGTCAAACTCCTTGCGGGTGACAAATTCCACGCCCGGCTTTTGCGGCGCGTTAGGAGCCGTTTCTGCTCGCTCCACAAGGTCGTAAATCTTGAGCGTCGGTTTTCCGCTTGCGTCGGACTGCTTGAGGTAAACGGTTGGGGCGGTGGAATCCCATAGCGCCACGGCAGAGTTGGGCGCGATCAGGTAGCCTCTCGCCTCCTGCTCGCTGCTCACCCATTGCACGCCGCCGGTCGCGACAGGATTCTGCGGCACGGGAGGCGGAGCGGGCTGCATCATCTGCTGCTGCCGCATCTGCATGAGGTTGTCCGGCATCGGCTGTGGATAATACGGGTTTTGATAGTACGGATTAAAAGCCATGTCATTCAGTCTCCTTTACCCAAAAATAGATCACAGTCTCATTGCTGCTGTCCCACGAGTCAAAGATCGTCCCGTCCTGCACGCACACCACATGGCCGGACAGGGCTAAAATGTATGTACCTGCCGGATGCTCGTCCGCAAACTGCCCGACGGTATAGCACAGAGGACAGGTGTCCGGCACGATGTAGCGCCGATAACCGAGAGAGTGCAGATACGTGCCCCATGTCGCGTTGGCCGAAGGCATATCACCGTCTAAGTAGCCTTGTATGGCGAGCGCGAGATACGTTTCGCCCCAGTCTTTTCCGGTCGCTTTGGAGATCGCCCGAACGGTGCAGTCGCCCACGTTCTTGCCATAAGGCGACGGATTATAATAGCTATACATGGAGCAGCTCCGCAAAATAAACATAGGTGCGCAGCTCGTCCGGCTCGGGGAACAGCACCAAAATATCCCTCGCCATCTGCTCGGTAAATCCCAATGCCAAAAGCCGTTCGTACATACAGCGCACCTCCTTTTTGTTGCCTCAATCATACCGTGGATCGCGCCCTGCAAATGGTCATCGTTTAATCATTATTTGGTCAAAAAATATTTTAAAAACCTCTTGACATACCACGCATTGCGTGGTATTATAATCATGCAAACAAAAAAGGGCAACAGCCCAGGAGGATATAAAAATGAAGCTTACCGATGGAAAGAAGACCGTAGAGATCAAAATCCAGCGCTGGAACGGTTCTGGCTATGACCCCGATTGGAGCGCCGATTACTTCACCGCGGGTTCCCTCCCGTACAACGAAGAGACCGATACATACACAGTTGAGGATGTGGATTACTGCATCGAGACCGCGAACAAAGCGAACGAAGACGGCGCTTGCGGCAAGTACGACGAAAACGGCGATCTCGTCCGCGACGAAGACATGTTCGTTTTTGTCGAGGAGCTGAATTAAAGGAGGAGTTTACCATGACCGACAAGCAGTTTTACAGCATCTTTTCAGACGCGCTCTCAAATGAGGGCGCGTCCCGAGAATCCTTTGTTTCCGACTGGTCGCTTAGCTCCATTTGGGAAGATGATACCCAGGATATCCCAAATGAGCGTATTACCGAGATCGGTGATGTTTGGGATATTGCTCACCTAACGATCTGCGACATCCGCCAGTATACGGGTCTGTCGCAAGCGAAATTTGCAACTCGCTTTTGCATCCCTCGCCGATCTATCGAGGATTGGGAGTCCGGGGCAAGGCACTGCCCTGACTATCTGCGTTTGTTGCTCGCACAGGCTGTTGGCTTGTACAATAGGCCTGTTGTATGATGCAAAACTCCAATAAAGAAAAAAAGAGCACCGATTAAACTCGGTGCTCTCTTTGTCCATCTGCGATTTTTTGGTATGCCCGTCTGCGGCAACGGTTGACCGCCTCCGGGGATAAGTGTAATGTGTCGCATACTTGCGCGTAAGACTTCCGCCGCACATCACACTCGATGATGCACGCTGCCTCGTCCTGTGGCAATTCGAAGGATAAGATATATTCAACGGCCCGACGCGGGGCCATAGAGGATAACTGTGCGCGGATCGCTCGGTGCTGCTTGTCCATGCTGTGCGCCGGGGCTTGCAGAGCGCTCACGCGAGGGGAGGCATGCCTCCCGCCCGTTTTCCTTTCGTTATTTTAGAATTTTTTCGAGATATGCGTAAACATATTCCCCCCACGCCCCTTGCGTCGCGGGGCCGAACGAGTTATCCACGTCCAGCTCGTAGCCGCAGGCGTTAAGAAGCTCTTGAAGCTTGCCGACCGCCTCGCCCTTATCCCCACGCACAAGCACGCTCTTGTCCGCGGGGTATTTCGGCACGCCGAAGCCACGAATATACCGCCCGTTCACGGGGATAATGCGGTAGGCACACTCGTGGCGGCTTCCCTTGTTGCCCTCGAACACCGTGATTTTTTGCCCGTCGCAGGCGGTCACGATGCCCGTGTGGTTCGGCGCGCCCGTGCAGTCCGTCGCGGCGTAGCCCGCACCGTCAGCCCAATGGTAGAAAACCTGCTCGCCGATTTGGGGGACGTGCGCGTCGTCCTCGATCCATTGACCGCGCGATTGATACCAGCGCATTTGCTCGCCGCAGCTGCACTCGATGGGAATGACCTCCGTCAGGCCGCAGAGGATCGCCGCCGCAGACACCATCGCCGCGCAGTAGTCGTCGGTGTAGGTCAGTTTGTAGCCGCGCGGGTGCGGGAGGTATCTGTTGTAGGCGTCTACGATCTGCTTATGTACCGCATCGCCGCGCACAGCGCCCTCCCACGCGGTTAAGGTCTCAAGAAACCTCTTCATTTTTGCGCTTCTCGGTCTGGGTGCCGAAGTAAAAGCCGATGATCACGGTGAAGATGGTCAGAAACTCCGTCCCGCTGATGGTGCCGCGCAGGGCAAGCACCGAGAAAACCGCCGTGAGCGCGATGGTCACGATGCTCTTGACCGTGAGAAGATTGGCAAGTCGATTTTGCATATTGCGCCTCCTTGTTAAGATAAAACTTTATTACTTTTGCTTATTTAAGACGTTATATCCGTCTTCGTAAATCACATCCAGCCCGTAGGCGCAAGCAACTTCGTGCTCGATACGGCAACCGCGGGCTTTCTCCCATCCGTGACAGAAATATGCGACGTGACACAGGCTCATGTTTTCCAGAGATTTTGCCAAGAAGCACAGCGGAATTTGAACAACGCCACGCTCATCCATGCTTTTGTGGCTGTACCATTCATCGGTGAACAGAGTGTTCACGATTTCGTATCCCTGCTCTTTCAGAGCGGCGATAGCCTTTTCACGGGTGGCAACGATTTCCTCTTGGGTCTTACCAGCCATCGGCTGAGATAACATTGCTTTTTTCATATTTTGCCTCCTTTACAGAAAACGAACGGCATAGAACTGCCGCGTCTGTGTGTTGATTTTGTTGCACGCGCCGTTGATGGCGGCAACATGCCCGCCGTCGAGCATGACGGCGTATTCCAGCTTGAGCTTGTCCCGCACGAAGGCGTTGACCTGCTGCGCGGTCATAGCCTTGCAGTACACGCCGTAGAGCATCCCGCCCTTGCAGCCGAGGACGGTGTGGTTGGTCTTGCGCAGCACATCGGAGTAGACGCCGGTAAAGCCGTCCAGCTCCGGATCGTAGCCGCCGAGCAGGCCCATGCCCCCGACCGCCCACACGACATCTCCCAGCGCCGCCGCCGAGGACACGCGGGCAATGCGCACCGCGCCGTCCCGCGTCTTATAGAGCACGCTCTCAGGGCGGGGATAGTGACAGCTCCAGTCGCGCACGACCTTGCCGCTGCGCACCAGAATGGAGCAGGGCTGGCCCTGCCAGCTAAAGCTCCCCGAGATCACGTTTTTCGGCAGCGGCCCGCTCATGTTGACGGGCTCAATGTCCCGCGCGATAAGGCAGGGCTGGCCGTACAGCTCGACGTTAAGCGGGAAGCAGTCCGCGCCGAGCTTGGCGGCGATGTCGCTCAAGGTCTGGTTGCCGATCCAGCCGTTGTCCAGCGCCCCGACGGAGCGCTGGATGGCGCGGATCATGCGAATCTCTTCCGAGGTAGCGCCCTTGACGTCCTTCATGACATTACCTCCCATTCGTCAATCTCGCTTTTGATGCGGTCAATGAAACTGTTTCCACCGAGGGCCTTGTAGCCCCGGTAGAGGTAGAGAAAATCTTCCAGCTCGTACTGCCGGATGGTGCGGTCCTCTCTGTGGCGGTAGTAGGTGTGCAGCATGTCGTGCCGGAGCTGGCACTTGAGCGCATCGGTCAGCTTGTCCAGCCCCAGCATTTTATTACGCAGCGGCTTGACGAGCATGGCGACCGCCGCGAGGATGACCGTCAGCTCCGAGCACAGCGCCGCTAATTTCGATAAACTTTCCATAGGCGTTGTCTCTCTTTCCGGCGGCGCGAAAAAAGCCGCCTTGTCTTGCTTGACAAAGCGGCTTTAGGTGTGCTATATTTAGGCCAGTAAGAACGGCTGCCATTGCTGGTGGCGGTCGTCCCTCAGTGAGTTTATAGCTCGAAGGAAACGCCGCTTACCGCTATGGTGGGCGGTTATTTCTTATGTCTTGTGACCGTGAAGATCAGAGACGCAAGACCGATGAGCACAAGCGAATATGTGAACATATCAGCGTATGTAACCATCGCGCACCTCCTTTGCAGGAAGTGGACAACCTTGCCGTTCTTACCGGCAGGCGAATTATAGCACAGTCTGCCGCGCTTTGTCAATTTGCCGCCCTCCGGGGCGGCTTTTTTTACTTGTTCAGCTCCGCGAGCTTCTCCGCGATGTCTTCGGGGATGGCGCAGGTCGTCATCTTGACGCAGTAGCCGTCCTCGTCGTAGGTGAGCTTGTAGCAGGGGGCGACATATACTTCCGTGCCGGCGCGGGAAAGGTCGCGCGCCATGACGGGCTGCACGATGCTGTTCTTGACACCCGAGCTTTCGCTCAGGCCCGCGGGGGTATCGGTGACCTTGATGGGCTTGCCGTCGGATGCGATTCTCTTGTAAGTAGCCATAGTTTTGGTCTCCTTTTCTTTGTTCAAAATTTATTTGTCATCGGCGTATTTTTGCCGGTGATCTCCTTGATGCTGGATTTTCTTCTGCTGACCATGATTCAGCTCATCAAAAAGGTTTGCAGCGCGTTCCGCGTCTCCGCCACATGTTCGCGTGCGCGTTCGGCGTAGGTTTTCTTCATGTCACTTCTCCTCCATCAAAAGAATTTTCGCGGCGTGTTCTGCGTCCTCGAGCTGCGCCCGCAGAGGGCATGACATTTGGATTGAAGATTATGCCGCACCGCCTTTTGTGAAATGCGACGAAGCAACGTTAGGAGCTGTCCCCCCGGATTTTAGCATGCTAAAGTTGTACATATTGCACTCCTTACTGTTTCACAGCGTTTGCCTGTAACCATGTGAGCAGGTCACCGGTCGGCGGCTCAAAAAATGTGATGGTGCGATATGCCTCGTTAACCCAACGGTCGGTGTTCCAAACATTAATTGCGTCATAATGTATACCGGAACCAGGAAAAAAGTTTCCACGCACTTCAATTTTTTGAAAATTCGTAGAATTAGATTCGAAAGGAATCTCCATTGTTATTGAGCCGTACGCAAGTTCTGGGTATTGTTTGATAACCCACGTTTCCTCAAACTTCGCTTTCTTCCTCGGCAAATTATAAATCATCGCCGTTCACCTCACGAAAACGCCACCGGCATAACCGTCACATAAACGTCAATGCTTGCCGTTGGCATGGTCTCGCACTGAAACGTCAGTTTGCCTGCCGCCTGCGCCACGCACAGCACGCCGCAGCTGTTCCACGCGCTGTCATACGACGTGTCGACGGGCGCGGGATAAATGCACTGCTTCGTCGTGTCGGCGAGAACGCCGGAAACCGTCACCGTCTGCTTCTTGGTGCTGGAATCCCAACCTGCCACCGTCAGCGTCACCTTGCGCATGGTCACAGTTGCAGATGCCCCGATGTTGTCCCGCGCCTGCTTTTTCTGTTCGGAAGTCAGGTCCTGAGCAACATCGTATCGGACAGGCGCAACCGCGCCGACGATCTGCTCGCCAGCGGCACTGTGTGCGGTGACACCGGCCATGAGCGTCTCCGGCGTTACGGTGTCGCCGGTCAGATCAAGCAGGACTGTTCCGTCGCTGAGCTGGACTTTGTTGTTGGCCATGCCGCACCTCCTCAGCCGATGGTGACCGTCTTGCCTCCCTGCGGGTTGTCGGCATAGGCGATGGGGATCGCCGCGACCGTGACGGAGGAGAGGCAGTTGAATCCCTCGTCGGGCAGGACCTCCTGCGAGGCAAACGTAGGTGTGACGTTCTTGGCCTGCGGCTTCATGCCCTCGCTGCCGGACATCGTGCCAGTCACGCCGAGGACGGTAATGCCCTCGCGGATGTTGGAGGGGATCAGCTTCGCCTCTTCGGCTGCGTCGATCTGCGCCTTGCCGCTGCCGTCGTGGTAGCCCTGGGGGATGGTGACCGGCTTACCCTTTTCCGTGATGCTGAGCGTCTTGGCCCCGTTGTTCGGCATGGTACCGGTGACCTTGCTGCCGGTGACATAGGCCGTCTTGCCGGCCAGAATTTCCGCCGCGCCCGCAGTGGCGTCGCCGGTGTCCGCGTCAAACTCGCAGGAGCCGGTGATGGGCGCACCGTCCTTGCCGTGCGCGGTAAAGCCCTTGAGGAGCTTGTCCGCGACCACGGTGTCCTGAGTGAGGTCCATGAGGACTTCGCCGCTCGAGAGTACGATTTTGCTGTTGTACTTTTCAGCCATTAAAAATACCTCCGATAAAAATTGTTTTTCCGCCCGAGGGGTTTTCCACACGGGCGACCGCAATGGGATCAACGGTCACATTGTCTTTCAGAAGCTTGTCCTTTGTGGCAAGCTCCTGCGTCTCAAAGTCGGGCGTCACGGTATATGGGCCGTCATACGGCTCGCCGCCGCCCCCGCGGATGGTGACATCAAACGCTACCGAGAGCGCCGTTTTCTGCGTTAACTCGAACGTGACCATCAGATCACCTTCCTACTTAGCGCACGCTTGACGTCAAGGCGCTGCATTTCCGAGCCGATCACGTCGCCGCTCGGAAACTTCACACGCACCTGCATGGGGCAGACGGTCGGCAGACCGAAGGTCTCCGTCTGCGTGAGGGGAAAGTGAAACTTTCCGTCGGAAAACGTGACATCGCCCGGATAGGTCTTGACGAGGTTCAGCAGCGCGATCTCGACCAGAGAGACGGCCGGGGGGCTGAGCGCCTGGCCCTCGTTGGTGATCTCCACGTCGATGGAGTAAGCGTCGCCCTGTACCATTACGTCGTCACCTCCGTTGCGCTGACGGCGCCGGTGTCGTCCACCGTCAGCTTGAATTTTTTCGTGCTGCCCGCCGTCGAGGAGGGGATAATAATCTCGCCCTCGTCCACGCGCTGCAATAGCTCGTCGGTCTTCTCGCCGGTGTAGAGCATGGTGTAATAATCGTTCGGCATAAAAACCTCCTTAAACGATCATTCTCCGCCCGAGGGAATCGAGCAGGCCAAGGTTGTTGCTGGTCACGAGCGGGCCGGACTGCAGCTCTTTTTTCTTGCGGTAGTAGATGATGATGCAGCCGTCGCCGCCTTGTCCTCCGTCTGAACCCAGACCGCGGCCCGTTGCCGCACCTGCATAGACTTCCAGATCGCCCATTTGATAAGATGCATCGTCTCGCATGGCGCAGCTCGCCTTACACGGCCACCCGGTTTGCCCGTTGCCTCCGCCGCCGTTTCCGGCCCCGCCGCCGTTTCCATAGACCGATGGCTTTTCCGGCGGCTGCGCGGTCGCGCCGGTTCCCTGTGCGCCGCCCTGCATGGTCAGTTTTTTGTTGTTGTACTGACTTGTCATTGTAGGCGTAATGCCATTTCCACCGTTATGCCCGTTTGCTTTATAAGCCGGACCGCCGCCGAGACCGCCGGAGGAGGTTGCGTCAAAGCTTCCGGATACGGCAGAATTGCCTGTTTCAAAATCCACCGCCGTGCCCTGCCCGCCATGCGTGTACGACTGTCCATTTACGACAATGTCGGGCGGGTAGATCAGATTCCCGTCGGCATCGTAGCCTACGCCGTTTCCGCCGGGGACACCTGCAATGCCAGACACCGCGTAGACCTCTCCGGTCATGGGGTCGGTGTAACCGCTCGGGTTACTTGAGCCGCTGTCGCTCGACGATCCGCCCATTGTGGTCGCTCCGCCAAGGCTCCCCTCTTTATCGCTGTTTTCGGCATACGGAGCACCCGCGCCGCCCACGCCGCAAGAATAGGAGAACTTTGATCCAGGTACGGCGTTCTGCACGGTTTCCACGAGTACCTTGCCGCCCTCGCCGGGCGTGCCGGCCTCGCCGCCTGCTGCGGGAGGCAGGTCTTTTGCCAGAAAGCCCTTATAGTTGACCGTCCATGTATGGCTCCCGCCTTCTCTCGTTTCGGTTTGTGTAGAAACCTTTGATGTGGGGAGTGCGCCCGCTTTTCCGCACTTGCCGCCCTGCCCGCCGCCGACGAGGACGCGGGTGTAGCTCGTCACGCCATCCGGCACCGTCCACTCGCCCGAGCCTGTGAGGATGACGCGCTCGTCAAAATACTCCGACGATTCCGGCTGCGGGGGAAGAAAGCCGACGAGCGCCGCCATTTCGCTCTTGAGTGTGCCGCTCATGGTCGTGTCAAGGCTCACGATGCACGCAGAGACCATTTTTTTATCGTAGGGGTGATAGACGCTGACCACGTGCCCGGGCTTCTCCTGCCCGCTTACAATGCCGTTGGTGATGGTCTCTCGGCACTTATAATAGTCTGCCAGCCTTTTGGCGACAGCGGAAGAATTGACAAGGGAGACGAGCGTGGCGTCCGAGAAGGACTCCACATTTTCCGGCGCGTCTTTTGTGACCGTCCTTGTCACAAGGCGTGTGTTGTGGATATATGCCTTGCCCTTGAGCGTTCCCGTTCCGGCAGAGATTTTCGCGTAGTTCGCCCCGCTCTCGAGAATGGAAAATCCGTTCGCCGAGAGCGAGTGCATCGGCTCGGAGAAGGTGATGATGTCGTCCTTTTGCGCCGTACCGGAAAATAGCTCCTTTTCCTCCACTCCCGCAACATACTGATGCTCCGTCACCGTCACAGCGGAGATAGGGTCGCTGTAACTGACCTTTCCACCCTGCAAATACATCCTGCCGCTCTCAATGACAGAGGACGTCCCATCCCATAAAGAATCAATGTGCAAAACGCCATTGAGATCGGTCGTCAGATAGGCCCCTATGGCAAAGAGTACCTGCGCGAGATTATCGCGTGCGCTTTTTCCGCTTCCGTTTCTCTGCGGCTGACAATATGGGAGCCAACCATAGAGCTTTGTATTGTTGAAAATGCTTTTGATTACGACAGGGACCGTCCCGCAGATGTCCTTGACGACCTTCGGCACAGTCTCGCCGGTGTAGATGCCGCCCTTATGCGATATTGTTGCCAAAAGTCCAACCGCAGACCACGCAATGAGCCGATACGAGGTTGCGCCGGTGCGTGTAATTGACCGGAGATAATAGGTCTGCATGGATGCGTCGGAATCACTTTCCCAAACGCGAATCGCGTCGTTTTTGGCAAAAGCCATAATTGCAGGATCATCACAGCGCACCACGGCAGTTAATGTGTCGGCGGAAACGCTTTTGCAATCCAAGGATTGTTCCCGCGCTGGCCTTGCGCTTTCCGTCTGCGCCGATTGAAATGTCCAGTTCTTATAGGTGATCTTCATTTTTTACATCTCCGTCAACACGAGCACAACGCCTGTCCAATATTCCGTGGCATTGGGGCCATGTCCGCGGTCTACCCCGACAGGAGGCTCGCACGACATATTTGCCGTGCGATACTCGTATGTCCACGGGTCGTAGAAATATACGGAAAGCGCCCCGCTGTATAGCTGCGCAAGCAGTGCATTGAGCTGCGTTTCCGTCAGCGGCATACAGGTGCAGGTAATAATCGCCTTGATCGCCAGCACATCTTCCTTAAAGCTGCCGTCGAGCATATACCCCTCGTTTGGCCCCTTGATTTTTTTGTGGCCCACCTTGTAGCCGACCGGCGTAAAGTAGGATGTAAAATCAATACCGTTGATTTTGATCGTTTTACTCATGTGCCGCTCCTCAATGCCTCTGCCGCGTTGTATGGCACCATTTTCCGCGCAAGCACCGCGCCGTCCAGCTCGGTCGTCAGGTTGATTATAATGCTTCCCGATCCGCCGGAGGCCAACGCGCCGACACCGGAGGCGATGGAATTTCCGATGGACGCTATACCGGAGGATCCGAAATCAACCGTCGCGGTACCAAAGTCCAGTCCATCCGTGATGCCGCGCCGTATCGCGCCGTATTCGCTCTCCCAGCCCTCGCCGAGGCCAAGCGCCATGTTTTCGCCGATGCCCGCGAACACGCGGGACGGAGAGTGGATGCCCAGAGCGCCCTTGACGCCGTCTACAATGCCGTCAAAAAAGCCCTCGACCATGCTTTTAAGCCAGTCGCCCATCCTTTTAATGCCATCCCAAATGCCTTGGACAAGAGCGACGCCGATTTCGATTGCCGCTTCTCCGATATAGCTAAGAGATTGGATAAATGCAGACGCAAGATTTTTGACAATCTTGGGTGCTTCCGCCAAAAGGGTGGGCAAATTATCAACAAGCCCCTCAACAAGCGCGACGATAAACAGCGTACTTGCCTCAACAAGAGCAACAAGCGTGTCTGGTTGTGTCAACACTTCCGCAATCTGTGCCACGCAATTTGCTAACTGCGGCGCAATTTCCGGCATAGCCGATGCAATTCCTTGTACTAAGGCGATTAGCATTTGGACGCCTACGTCTAATAGCTGGGGTATAATTGACAGAATAGCTCCGGTGATTTGCGGTGCCATATCAGCAAGCGCCGCAACGATGCCGGGGGCTGCGTCTACCACGCCTTGCACTAATGCTGTGGCAGCATCTACAAGCGACGGCAAAACAGAGCTTACAAGCGACGGCAGTTGTTCCGAAATAACAGGTGCAAGCTTGACAATAAGATCGCCAAATCCCGTGAAAATCTTTTCAATGCGCGGGATAATGTTTTCTGCGGCCTTGCTGACCGAATAGGTAAAGTTTTCGATCAACTTGTCAAGGTCCGCGTTATCGTCTGCAATTCCGGCCACAAGGTTTGACCAAGCGGATTTCATCATGTTAACGCTGCCTTCGATGGTGCTGGCCGCCTCTTCCGCGGTTGTGCCCGTGATGCCCATTTGATCCTGTATTACATGGATCGCCTCAATCATCTTATCAAACGATACGCTGTTGACCGTTTCGGCCGTTACCTCGACGGTATCTCCCAAAACGCCGGAATCGTTAATGAGACGTGCCATCTCTGTTGCCGTCCCGCCATAACCGAGCTTGAGGTTATCGAGCATCGTATAGTTTTGCTTGGCAAAACCCTGATAGGCATTTTGGATCATTTCCATACTTGTGCCCATCTTGTTGGCATTATCCGCCATGTCAATGACGGCCTGATTGGCGACCTCTGCCGCCTTTTCCGTGTCTCCGCCAAGACCTTGCAGCAAGGACGCCGAAAAAGATGTAACGGTATCCATGTACTCGTTGGCAGACAATCCGGCAGTTTCATAGGCACGATTTGCGTACTCTATCACTTGATCGGCGGACTGCTTAAACAGCGTTTCCACGCCGCCGACAAGCTGTTCATATTCCGCGTAACCGTCCAAAGATTGTTTTGTTAAGAGTGACACGGCCCCGGCAGCGGCGGCAACTGCCGCCGTGCCGATTTTTGCCGCCGTTTTCAGCCCGCTTCCAATTTTTGACGCAATCCCGCCCAAATTGGAACTTGCTTGATCGTCTACGCTGATTTTGACAAATAAATCAAGTAGATTCATGTTTCACCACCAATCCGCACCGCGCGACAATATCGGCGGTAATTTCCTCGCACGTCCTGTTGTCCTGCTTTTTCGGCTCAATCATGTCCGCGTATCGCGCCCTGATGTAGTTCCCGCTCGCAAATCTGGCCGTGTTTTCGGCCACAATGCGCAGCGCGTCGGTCACATAGATGCGGTACGCCTCGGTTTTCGCTCTCTCATTGAGCCGCGCCACGCAGTACCGCAGGAACGGCTTTACTTGTTTTCGCCCTCGGTATTCTCCTGCGCAGAGCCAGAGGATTTCCCGCTCTGCGCCGAGAGAAAAAGCGCGCCAAATGCTTCATCGGTCAAAAGCTCCGTTGCGTCTCGCATCAGCTTGACGAGGTTCAGCGCGCCCTTGTAGCTCTCCGCGCTCACGCCCTCGATGGCGGCAAGGATAGCGATGATGTCGCCTTTGTGACCTTTGAGCAGCGCAGGGAGCGCTTTTCGCGCCCGCTGCGTCATAAACTCTTTGGCTGTCATGCCCTCGGGCAGCTTTTCGCGCTTGAACAGCGCGGATGCCGCATCGTCCTCCGCAATGTTGGCAATCGGGTCGATGATATCCGCGATGGCGTCAAAGACGCGCTCGCCCTGAATGTCGGAAAGTCTCATTTACGCCTCCGCCGTGCCGGCCTTGATGTAGATTTCAAAGGGAACCGTGTTCTGCGCGCTCATGGAGTAGTGACCGGTAAACTCGAACGCAAACTGCCCCTTGGACTTGTCCGCCGTCTTGAGCTGGAAGCCGCCCGTGGAAAGCGCGTTGAGCAGTTTGATCGCGATAAAGCCGCCGTTGGTTTCGCCGTTCTTGTCAGAGTAATCGCCCACGAGCCAGATATCGTCAAAGTCCGCGTCCTTGAGGTCGTTGCGCGGTGTGACCTTGGTCGTGTCGGTCGTCCCGATGTCCGCCGCGCCGCACAGCCGCTTTGCAATGGCGGTATCGGCATTGACAAACGTGCCGGTCATCTTTGCCTCCCACGAATCGAGCTTTTTCAGCTCCTTCATATTCTTCGGACAGTTGTCGATATCCTCGCCAAAGTCCGAATAGGTCGGCGTAGCGGTAAAATTGACGCCGCCGGTCGTTGCGCCGATCTGCCCCGCCTCGCCGATGGCGCCGGTCGAAGGCGTGAAGTCGGTCGTCAGGATGCCGGCGTTGATCTGCAGCTTCTGAAACGCATCAGAAGGAATCTTGGTAAATTTCATGTCGTTGTCCTTTCATCAGTTTTGCGACAGAAACTCAACCGTAATGTTGAGATACCGCCGCTTGATGTTTTTATCGCTTTCATCCGCGATGTTCTGGCACCACGGGGAGCCTCGCTTGATCCATATCGCCCCGCCGTCATAGGCAACCATACAGCCGCCCATGCCGATTGCATCGGCGATCTCCTGTGCCTTGGCATTCGGTACCGCCTCGCTCTCGGTGTAATACCAGAGGTTGACCGTCAGCGCGATCTCACCGCTCTCCCATGATCCGGTGATAAGCTCATAGGTCAGCCACGGGAACAACGCATCTTCCGGCACGTTGGAGGTTGGGTATGCTGAGAGGAATTGAGAAAACCACGCATGAAGCGCCTTGTCCTTTGTCATTTCGGCAGCTCCTTTCGTTCCGCGGTAAAGAATTTCAGTGCTCGGACCGTCGGGCCTGCCGACCGCGGCGCAGTCCGTTCTTCCGGGTTTGAGGTCACGCGGTAGGTGTTGCCGGTGGACGTGTCGCGAAAATAGTCGTTATACTCGATGGGGACGGTCTTGTTGACCAGCGCGGAATACACAGACGTAACGCCCTCTTTTTCAGCTCTGCGGGCCTCCATCGAGGTGTCGAGCGCCTGATAGTTGAGAAATTCCGCGCCCTCTGCCCACGCAACGATGTAGCCGCCTGCGCCGTCCGGCGTTCGCGTCTTTTCCATCAGCACGCATTTGCTTGCGAAATCGTCGAGTAAACTCACGGTTCCACCCCCTTGAGCTTTCGCCAGTCGTTTAACCGGCCTCTAAAAGCGTCCTGCCAGCCGTTTAACGTGCCGCTGTCGCTTCCCGCGCTTCGTTTGGTGTAGGAGTAGCCCCCGAAGCTTTCGCTTTGATACGGGCTTGCAACGGCCTCCCCGTTTTTTCCCTGCCAAGCCTCGATCTCAACCGAAAGATCGATTACGGCTTTCGGCACGGCAAGCGCCCACACAGAGCCGGTAAACGTCTCGTCCGTTAAATCGACCGCCGGATATTGATGCAGACCATCGTTAAACACAGAGCCGCAGATGCGGAAATATTGATTGGTCAGGAGAAAGGGCAGCGTAATGCTGCCATTCTCCACGGTAAACGTGCCCTCGTGAATGTCCACAAGGAACCAGTTGTTCAAGTGCCGTAAGACCTGTTCAAGCATCACGCTGCCCCCTTATTTAACCCGCAGCAGCCGCAGCAACGGTAGCCACGGCAATGCCGTCCAGATACTCAGCCCACAGCTTCATGCCCATGATGGCGTACATATCGCCGGTGGCGCGGCTGTAATCGCCGTCGACATGGACGCCGATCAGATTGGTCTCGCCCTTCACGGTGTAATTCAGCCCCAGCTTGGCAAAGTCGCTGTCGCTGGGGTCCACATAGTAAAGATCGATGTTCTCCACGGGCAAAGCGATCACCTTCTTGGAGGCGATGTACTTCTCGGGCAGCAGGAACAGGGTGCGGTAGCCCATGAAGTTCTCCACGTAGTTGATTCCGAACATCGTCTGCACGGTGATCTCCTTGTCGCCCAGGTAATCGTAAGCGTCGATGATGTTGGCAAAGCCCACCACCTCGGTCACGTCTTTGTCGAGACCGGCAAACTTGTCCAGCACTTTGCCCTTTGCCATCGCAAGAGCGCGCTGCCAGGTCTTTTCCGTTACCTTGAGCGTGCCGGTGCCGAGGAAGGTGTAGAAATCGGTCAGAACCTTGTTCTGCAAGGCCACGAGGAAAGCCTCGTCGGTCTTCTCCACGGCAACGTCAGCGCCGTACTTCGCCACGCTCTCGATGGTCACGCTCTTGGCATACTTGGAAATGTCGATGTCGCCGTAAGCAACCGGCTCTACCTTCATCTTGGTGAAGGGGATCTCGTCACCCTCAGCCACGGTGCCGCCCTTGAGGCCACCGTCCACGCTGGCCTTGTAAGAAACTAGCTTCGTGCCGGGAGCCTTGCGGATGGGACGCATAATGCCCATGATGTTGCGCAGTGCGTCCCAGTTATCAGCAAAGCGGGACACGAAATCCACCTCACGGGCGGAAGTGGTAAACTGCGCGGAAGTTGTTACGTTAGTTTTCGCAGCCATAAATAGCTCCTTTCAAAAATCAGTTGTTTTCACTTGCCATCAGATCGGCAAGTGCTTTCTGGCGCTCCGCCGTAGACATTACATAGCGGCCCTTGTCGTCCTTCTTGTAGATGTCCTCGCGGGTCTTTGCGCCGCCGGTGTTTGCCGGTGGATTGGCGGGATTCGCCCCGTGCGTCTGCGTGGTGGAGACAAGCCCCTTGTAAGTGCCGTCTACGAGCGCATCAAGGGCCTTGGTGTCCTTGATCTTCTCGCCATCCAGCTCCAATGCGGCCATTTCCTCGCCGCAGCCGCGCATCGCAAGGTCGAGATTCGCGCCGGTGATGTTTTTGCTCTCAAAGTAAGCACGCACGGCCTTTTCCTTTGCCGCCTTGCTTTCCTTTGCCGTGACGTCGGATTTGTAAGTTTCAAAGGCCGAGTGTTCCTTCTCGTACTTCTCCTTATAGCCGCCGTCACCCGCTGCCTTGAGGTCGTCCAATTCCTTCTGGACGCCGGGTAGCTTCTCTGCGTCCGCCTTGTACTTCGTGAGATCGTCCTTGAGGGGGTCAACCACGCCCAGATGCAGCGCAACCAAGCGATTCTCGATTTCTTCGGTGCAAGCCTCGCCGAGAATATTCCTGATTTCCGCTCTCGTAAATTTCGCCATGTTATTCGTTCTCCTTTTCCTTGGCCCCAATTCTTCGGGGGCGAACGTTGTATAAAAACCGCTGTACCTCGCGGGTTTTACCTGAAACAAAAGAGCCAACCACCGAGAAATTCTCAGTAGCTGGCTCCTATTGCCCTTTCCCGCGCCCTATCACGCGGAAGTTGAATATTTGATTGTTTTCTTGACCTCTAATACGATATACCCGTCGCCCTTGCGCCGGATTTCCGCGTCATTGCCACGCCGTATAATGGCTTCAATGGCCTTGATGGTCTCGTTATCCATTTTTCAGCTCACTTTCCAGAATGTCCCGATACTGTCCCGCATGGTCGGCGGCAGCGGGCTTTAGGAATGGCTGCGCCTTATTTCCGCGCGTGTAATGCCAGTTGCCATTCGCGTCCTGATACACCCACGGTGTAGGCCGTCCGCCGCCGCCTTCGGCATAAATGCCGGTGCCTAATTCCACATACGCGCCGTACTCGGAATCAGTGCCGATGATTGCCGCAGGCTCGCCTTCGTCTACCACATGGGTAATGCTATTGCGCAGATTGCCGGTGTCAACGGGGCATAGCTTTTTTGCATATCCCTCTGCCACCAGCCCGCACTTTTCAAGGCCCCGCAGCAGTGCCGCCTTGATTTCAGCAGAAACCTCCGAACTATGGTCTTGGATTGTAACGCTCATCGCTCACCCCATGTTTCAGCAATAAGCGTACCATCTTCCTTGCACTCTCTGATAACCATTCGATTGTTATCGATATAGCAGATTTCCGAATAATCGCCACCGGACGGTGTTTTCCCGTAAACGCGCTCTTTAACAAGTTTCCCATTGTCATCATAGAACTTTTTTGTTTTCATAAGCGCTCACCGCCTTATCTCAAGAAAATATCAATAATTTTTGCTCTGTTTGGGAACTTCTTTCTAAATGCGTCCGGGTCTTTAACAAATTCGGCCATGCTTTCCGCAAAATCCTCAGAATTGGCGTTTTCTCCGTAGACTGTAACCGATTTTTGGCCGGATATCTTCTTATCCTCAGCCATTGCATCCGTCCACCATGTGTACTCCGAGAAACGTGTGCCATTTACGCTATTGTCCGTGTCGACTTTATGCCCGATTTCATGGCAATACGTTCGCACAACATAATCGTCGTTATGTGGATAATCATAACGCCAAAAATTGATGTCATCCCCGCCCGTAGCATAACTGCCTCGGAATTTCTTGTATCGCTTTCTCCAGTATTTGTCTTGCGGATTATGAACATCTTGGAATATGATTTGTTTTTGCCCCATATTCCGCAATTTTTCTGGAACCTTACTCCAAAGCTCAACCGCTTTCTCTGGGGTCATCGTCTGGTGCGCTTTGTTGTAACTCACCGGAAATACAAACTCTGTTCCGTCTGGAGTTTTATAAACCGTGGCATTTCCGGATTTTCTCGTCCCGTTTTCCGTTCCATCGCTAAAATCATATTTCCGCGTCTCCGTGGTGCAATCCGAAATAGTAATTGGCAACGGCTTGTTTTTTTCTATTATAGCAGATTTTGCCGCACTTGCAACTTGCTTTGTATGCTTTTTCCATCCCGCCCATTCCGCATAGGTCATATTCGAAATAACCTCTGTTTGCCCAGTATCGGCGTTTCTGGAGCGTCTCTGCGCAGTAGAGGTATCTACACCCTCCACGGCGGCAATCAGCGTACAGCGGCAGTTATATATCTCCCACGGTGGCCCTTGTGGGTCGCCGGGAAAACGACAACCGTTAGAAAACTTCTTGTCCTGCGCCACTTGTTCGCCGTCCAGCATGGCATGAGAGTGGCGTGTACGCGCGTCCAGCGTAGCCAACCAACGTTTTTTAAGCTTTACCCCCATCTTTTCCGCCGCCGCGTAGCTGTCCATGCGTCCGGCGTTCTGCGCGCCGGTCACGGCTGTACGGGCGGTGCGGATGGCGGAATTGCGGCTCATGGTGGTGATCCGCTTTTGCAGGTCATCCGCCATGTTCTTGATGCTCAAGCCCTGCAAGATAGAGCTGGTGACGCTTGCCGTGATCTGCTTCTTACCATATGCGAGGTCAATGCCACGCTTTAATGCTCGTTTCGGCGGGTAGTATGGCATTAAATCGGGTTGCTCTAACATGAGCCGTTTGACCGTCTGCTCGTCCCACAGGTCAAAGCCAACATTTCCGGCCACGCTCTCAATGGTATACGCCGCATAATTGCGGTTAAGAGAGTAGATACCGGGCGTCGCATCATTGGTATAAGACACCGCTACAGCGTTTGCGTCGGTCACGCGGTGCGCCACCTTATCACGCATGGCCTGATAGCGTTCCCCGCGCCCGATCTGATTTAGCCGCCATTGCTTATAGTCGGCCTCCGTCCATTCCTTCCCGTTCTGCACGGTGCCAATCAGAGCTTTCATTTCCTCGTCGCGCTTTTTGAATTGCTCAAAATATGCGTCGATGGTCGCTTGCAGCTCTTTCCCCGCCTCACGGTATAGTTTTGCAATGCGCCGTTCCAGCTTTGCAAGCTCCTTGTCGGTCAGCTTGTGCCCGAGGTCACTGGTCGCCATCGCCGTTCACCCCCGGCGCATCCGGTTCTGCAAAGCTCCGGTCAATCTCTTCTGCCGCCTTCCGCTTTGCCATGTCCTCGTACTGGTCAATATCGCCGTTGATGGTCAGCAGCTTCTTTGTGATGTATTCGTCATCGTAATACGCCGCGCCCAAAAGGATGTTCTGCGTCTCCTCGCTCTTGTTGATAATCTGATTGCGCATGTAACTCGGCTGATCCTCAATGCCTGCCAGACGCAGAATCTCAACAATAAACCGCGTTACCTCGGATTCAAACTTGTCCGTTTTCAAATCCAGCGGCACATAGCTGGCCTTGATTGCGGTCGCCGTCTGGTTGCCGGCAGATACCGCCGCCGCGTCAAAGCACTGGAAATCTTCATAGAGCTTTTTCTTGAGCATATCAATGGTGCTGCTCGTGCCCTCATACGGCGCCTCGATGGTCTTGCTCTCCACCTTCGCGCCGTCATCGCCGTTGGCGTGGGCCACATGTAGCGTTTTGAGCCGCTCCACAAACTTTGCATCATCCAGATCGTCCATGCCGTTGCAGTTGGACAGCACCCAATAGATCAGATTGCCCTCGTCCACGTTGTTTACCATATTCGAGGACGCAAGATCGAGCGCGTCAATGGTGTTGCGCTTGCCGACAATTTCGGATAGACACCGCTTGTTGTTTTTCAGCGGCACGATGGGGAAACTCGGATAGTTCCCGCCGTCATAGATTTCGGTTTCGCCAACTTCGGCCTTGCGGATAACGAGCTTGTAGCTGCGCTTTTCCTGCAATACGCTCATGTCTTTGTTCTTCGGCTGGAAATATTCGGTAAAGCCATCCAGCTCGTAGAGCGTCGCTCTCAGCGGCTTATCCTGCGCCACCTGCCAGAACCGAATACCGGCTTTCAATGCGCCGTCCTCCTCATCATAGAGGGGAACGAACTCAAGCAGGGAGAACACGCGCAAATGCGTCAAATCCCAGAAACCGAAGGATACGCCCGCGATTTTCGCCTCACGCGCCGCGTCCATGACTTCCTGGTCAAAGTCAGGGCAAAGTTTTTTCGGCGTTTCCTTCTCCGCAAAGGTCACGCCGTTGCCCAGCAGATATGAAACCTCCTGATCGACGGCCATGCCGAAAAACCGGCTTGCAAGCTTATGGTTTGCTGTCCACATATCCGTGTGGCTGCGGCCCTGCATATCATAGATGATCTTCTCATAGCGGTTAATGGTCGGATTTAGGCCGTTGTAATATTCCTCTGCATCTACCGCCGTTTTATACGCCGTGCTATCGCGGTGCTCATTGATCGTGCTGCGGACAAACTCCATCCGCGCCTTTTCATCCTCGCCCACCGCCACGAGGTCATTATATGTTTTGATAGCCGCTCACCGTCCTATCTGTTCCAAATGGGGTTATAATCGCGCCGATACGCCTTGTTCTTCAGGACCGTATAAGCAAAATACCGTGTTTCATCCATCGCGTGGTCGTTTTCTTTGATCGGCCTGTCATCGGCGGATTTTTCGTCCCACCGATATAGCCCAAACTCCCGAATGCAGTCTTTGCAACCGCGATGCACCTTGAGAATGCCGTCCTGCAAAAACCGCGCCGTGGTCATAATGCCGTTTGTCACATCGTTGTTGGCCTTTCGCACCATATAACCACGCCGCCGCAAGACCTCGATAAACGAGGCGGCAGACGGATCAACGATGATGCTTTTGACGTCCGCCTCGCCGATGAGCTTTTTAATTTCGTCGGCATATTCCTCGTCCGTCTTGTTCTTCTGGCTCTCGCGCCCGGAATAGTAATACTCACGGATGCGCGTGGCCGCCTTGCCGTCCCAGCACCAAAGTCCTGCAGAAAACGGGTTAAGCGTGCCGTAGTCGCAGGAAACATAGTATTCTCCCTTTTCCGGCAGCTCGTCCACAATGCAGCTTTCGTCAAACATGGGATAGATCAGCCCCTCGGCCAGCACCCACAGTCCACGGATGTAACGATCATAAAACACGCCCGTAAACATCGACTGATACCGCTCCAGCGTTTTCTGCGACAGCCCGGGGTTGTCCGTCATTTCAAAATGCAGATACAGCGCGTTCCGCTCCTTGTTCCGCTGTATCCACTCTGTATAAAACCAGTGTTGCGGGCTTCCCGGGTTGCAAGAAAACCACAGCTTTGCGCCGTCGACGGAGCAGCGGGTCAAAGCCTGTTCCACGAACGAGCGCGGCATCAGCACCACTTCGTCCAGCAGCACACCCGCCAGCGTGCGGCCTTGGATCAGCGTATAGCTTGCCTCGTCCTTGCCGCCGAACACCTCAAAGTAATTCGTCACGGCTCCGCGCCGCACTTCCATCACCTTGTCGCCACGCCGCCAACGAATGATATAGCGCTCCTTTGCCAAACTCATTGCCGTGAACGGCACGATGATGTTCTTGGTGCAGCTATCCACCGTGCGGCCACACACGCCGAAGCGCTGACCGCTGAAATTCTCCATCGCCCAGCGGACGAACGCCCACATCAT